TGCTTTGTTACTATTCCTTCGCTCATCTTCTTTGTAGTTCCTGTATTCTCCTTTGGCTTGCTTCTGCTTTCTGCTTCTCCTTAACATAAGAACAGATATTAAGAAACTCTATTACGTTCATTTTTTCGTAGTATGGTCTTTTTGTAAAGTCTCCATTACAGAGGTTATCGAGGGTGGCAATCCAACCCCATCTTTCTCCAAATCCTTCGCCACCTCCAATATTGCGCTCCTGCTCTGCTCCGTCATGTTCTGTAGTTTGGTTTTCAAATAAGACTGAGTAGTGGTTGTTAAGTTCTTGCAGAGCAAACAAAAAAAAACGCAAATCGGAAATGCATCTTCTATTGACATTGTGTTTCTTATATCTTCTGCGAGTTTCCGAAAGTAGCTAGGTTCAAAAGCCATTACTTTGTTATTCTCATCTACTGGAAAGATTACACTAGCCAATATGTCAGGCATTTGGTCTATGTGTACATTTGGATTATCTTCAAAACCTTTTAGATAAGTTGTGAAACTCATATACTGCCCTGCTTCTAAATCGTTAATATGGTTAACTATACCGTAACGCTTACCATTAATTGTAAAGTATTGTTTAAGAATACGAGAAGGCTCTTCTAATAAGTGGCTAAGGTCTACAGCCAACTCAGAAGGTTTCTGCTTTAGAACGTCTGCTCTATCATTGAATATACAAAGTAGGTCGATTGTCCTAGTAAAAGGATTCTCGTACTCAGCACTTCTAATCTTGTTGATTTGGATGTAGTCTTTTACTAATACTTCCTTTAAGCTTTTAGGTATTCTCATTATTATCTATTGTATTAAATTTGCTTAGTTGTATAAATTCTATTACATAAAAAAAGGGAGCTAAATTAATAGTTCCCTTTGTGCTTTGTTTTGTTTTGTTTATTTTAAAAGTTTAGTATAATCATTTAAATTTTTTCCATTTAAATATCTTGAGCTAACGTGATTTAATTTTAATTCTTCTTTTGTGTATATAATTTCTACACCATCATTAAATTTAGCGTTTAACTTTCCTTGTCTAATATCTTCAAAGCTGTTACTTATAACCTTTAAATTTTTCATAATTTCAAATTTTAATTAATTTAGTTTCTACAATAGTAATACATATATTTCGAATAAAAAAATTTATATACACTTATTTTTAATATACAAAATACTTACCTGAACTTTTCATAGTCTTTAAAGCATGATTACATATTGCTCTACTCATTACATAATCATCATGCAGTCCTGTAGGAGCTGAGTACTTTATTGCTCTAGTCTTTAGGTTGTATTCATACGTGAAAACTTCTAGCTCATTTACTTGCCAATCGTGTCCGATTATTCCTATCTCTTTAGATTCAAATTGTACTATTAAATCTTCGATAATATTCTGTTTGCTTTTAGACGTTGTAACGAATGGCTGTACGCTGTTCTTATTGTATGTTACTTTATTACGTATCTGCTCGTAAATAGCATCCTGCGCTCCGTTGGATTCGATTAGGCAATTAGGTTTGTGCTTATTTAACTGAATTACTATGTTATTGATAATAGCACTCCATTCCATATGACGCCAACGTTCACAATATACCTCTACATTATTTGAGTCTACTATTGTTAAAACTGTGTAATCGTCAGACCGACCTAAATCAACTCCTGCAAATAGGTTGCTAGATTCTGTTGATTGTTTAATACATTCCTGAATGTTTCTAAATACACTTGAACCATTGTCTAAGAACTCCGCTAAATACTCCTGTTTAAATACGTGGTCTGGTAGATTCCTTTGTGCTTCTCTTATTTCTTCAGGGTCTATAAAAGGATTATCGTAACTGCTACCTCTAAAACTTATATAGTTCTTGTTATGCTCTGCTAGGTTGTATAGGTTGTAAAATTGATTCTTACCTTTGGGAGTGGATAAGATAAGTACCTTTTTACCTCTGACTAATACAGTAGCTTTTAGTACTTCATTCCATGCTTCGGGTTTAAAGAATGCGAACTCATCGCAAATAAGAGCATCGAATGTTTCACCCCTTATACTGTCGTATGCATCTGCACTATAGAATTGAATTGAACTACCAGTATCGAACTCAATAATCAAATCACCTCTATTAATATTCTTAACAAATGGGCTAGATACTAGAGCCTTCTCTATGTCTTTAAAAACTTTCTTAGCTTGTTTGTATATTGGAGAAACCCATCCTATTTTCCATCTGCTGTTTTCTAAAGCCCATTTAATAGATTGATTCTCGCCTAGTGTAGACTTACCAAATTGCCGACCAATAGAAACAATACAATACTTAATATCTGTTTCAAGTGCTTTATGTATCTCTAACTGCTTAGGGTGTGGATTGTATAATTTAGTGTGTCCGATAGCTTATGTATTCCAGGAGGTTGTGTGTGTCGTGATAATATGCTTATGCTCTATAACTTCAGGTTCATTCAATCCCATCATTTTAGATATGCTTTCTAAGGCTCTTAATTTATCGGTGTTTTTTGTTTGATTCATTATACGATAGAACGCTTGCTTATCTTCTTTAGTTAGCTCATTGTCTGCTCCTAATCTAAATGTGTAGTCTGCATCCGATATAATTTCGAGGTAACCCTGTAAGATGAATGACCTATCTATCCCATGTGTTTTAGATAGTTCTCCCTTTAGGATTCCAATAGTTATACTTACGTTATCCTTGTTTGCTATTTGCGATGCCTTTACTTTTAACCATTCAGCATCCTTATTAGTTACATTATAAGCCTGTCTATACGCTTCTGTTTGGTTACCTAGTGTTACACATAGCTCTGCAAATTTCTGTTCTTTAGGTGTAAGCTCTTTATTCATTGGTTTAGTATTATATTCTCTGTCTTATTAATCCACTCCTCGCTTTTGTTTGGGTACTTAACGTGTAGTAGTTCGTGGATTACATCTGCTTCTGTTAGCTCTCTATCATGGTAAATAGTTCCTACCTTGTTTTCTTTGTTTATTTCTATCCCTACAAAGTACCTATCTTTAACTGGGCAGTCATTGTCATAAGTTACCTGAGTAGGTAGTATCTCCTCTGTAATAAAGTTCCACTCTTTTAAGTTTAGTTTACTTTGCCATTTATTCACTAAGGCATTAACCATGAAACTCTGTTTTGTCTAGTTTAAAAGTACCCTTGCCATTCTCGTAGAATGAGCATAGAATGTACTTCTTAGTCTCGTAGCTAATATATATCTTTTGTTCTTTATATGTGTATTCTTTACTCCAATCCATTTCTTCAAATTCTTTTATCATTCTGCTCTATTCTATTTCTGTTTAACTTCTGTTCGTCTATCTCGCAATTTGTAACCACTTCAAATATAAAGTTACTGGGCAAGTATTTCCACCTCTGAATTAGGGAGGCATACTGTAAGGCTTTATAGTGTTTACGTTTAATCTTCATCTTTGTTTTGGTTTAATACTATAGTAGCTATTTCTGTAACTATTGGTTTTCTTTTGTTACTGGAGTAGCTATTAATCTTCATATAGGTTAATAAAATATACTTCTCCTTCGCATTCTATTGTAGCATTCGCTGCCCATTCTGTAATGTATCCATTTGCATACTCTGTTACTAGATAAAGGTTACCATCCTCCTGTACTTCTAAGTAGTAATTATATACATTCTCTTCCATACTCCTCAGCTAACTTATTGTATCCGTATATCATTCTCTCATAGTACCTAGATTTACACCGACCACATGACAAATCTAAGCCTGCTCTCTTATCTGTTTCTATGTACTTCATAAACAAAGTAGCTATTGCTGTGGTTACTTCCTTAACAGAAGATATTGCTTTAATTTTCTTGTATGCTTTTAAGTGTGGTATGTATTCTTTTATCTCATCAAATAGTGGGTGTGTTTCTTTTATCCCTTTGAACGGTTCTAGCTTCTTTGCTTTAGGTAACATCCCATCTAGCTCCTCCAGAATAGTACGCTTCTTTTTCTTCCTTGTATCTATACCCTGCGAAGTTGCGAAGCTCCTTAAATCATGCCATTTTAAATCTCTGTAATTCATTAGTCTTGTTTTGCAAAGTATAAAAATATAACCATATAAGATAAGTCTATAAAAGCAATAGTAAAAACTAGACTAATCCAGAAAGAAAGACAGTAGGCACAATTAAAAGGCTTAATGTCTAGTGAACTAATTAATGTTCTAGCAAAGTAATACTTGTATTTAAAGCCTTCTTTGGTTGTAAAGGTTTGTTTAAATAAGTTAGCCCATCCTAAGATAGCTAGTATTGATATTATAATTATGCTCATTTGCTGTTCTTTCTAAGTTTGTTATAAATACTTTCCATTCTTTCGGTTGCTGTTGTTCTATGGATTCCTGAGTGCTGACTGAATAAAGCTATTGACATATTACGTTTAACTATTTCTTCTACCCAAATCTGCTCCATGTTGTCTAGCTGTCCTATATGCTCTTTGTACTCTTTATAGATGTTGTCATTAATGTAGGGTATATCTTCAGCTTTTAAGTAGTCAATGTCTGACGATTCTAGTAGTACATTGTCAAAGTGTAAACGGTTAAACTCAGAACCTGATAAGTGGAACATCTTATAAGCTACCACAAATATAAAGCCGTCTATCTTACTTAGGTTGTCAGGTAGTGGATTAGTTAAAAAGTATATGCTTACTTCCTGAGCTAAATCTTTAGATAGTTCCGAATGCTTGCAGATAGTTAAACACGCTTTCTCTATTACTGGTTGCTTCTCTTTAATGAAATCTTCGTTCACGTTTGTAAATATAGTAATTTTTTTAACTCAATATTTTTTATAACGTATGAATCTATAATTAGTTTCTTTGGAGGGTTACTTTTATCAATATGTTTTAAAAGGTCTAGCTGTTTCATTAGAATAAAGTAGTTTGATTTAAATACGGTTTCAATCTCTTATTTGCAAGCTCTGTATATTCTTTACTTAATTCACTACCTATCCATCTGCGTTTATAAATATGTGCAGATTTAGCAGTAGTCCCTGTACCCATAAAAGGGTCATAAACAATATCATTCTCTTTACTAAAATAATTTATAAAGTAATTAGGTAGCCAATCATCAAATGCAAAACTATGTCCTTTTGTTTCTGTATTTGAATTACTTGGTTTTATAATAGTATTATAGACCTGTTGTCCAGATATTCTATTATTAAAATTACAATATGTAAACAGTCTCTTATTTGGATTATCTTTACTAAAACAAAATATATATTCAAAACCACTTCCTGCCATTGTTTTTACAATACTTGCTTGCGGATTGCTTTTAGCCCATATAAAAGTCTCTTTTAAATATTCGCTATAATTATTTAAAATAAACTTAACAATACCTTTATTGCCTGTAATTTCTTGTATGTTATAAAAAACGTGATATTTAGAAACTCTAATCATTTCATCAATCCAAATTTTTGTTTGTTTAAAATAATCTTCTTTATTTAAATCATCTTTATACTTGTCGTAATTTTTACCGCTACCACTATTAAGTCTGTTTTTACCTATATTGTATGGAGGAGATGTTATTGTAATATCTACAAAGTTATCTTCCATCCTTGCCATTGTTTCTAAATTGCTTTCGTTGTAAATTTTATTTAATTCTATCATAGTTTTTAGTTTAAATTATTCATATGCTCCTGTTATTTTGTTTCTTATTTCTGTGTTTGCTTTTACTTCTGTATATCCTTTTGATTTGTTTCTATATCCTAGTCTTGATATAATGTCAATATCTATAATTTTTAACTTTGTTTTATTATTGATGTCTTTAAAATATCTATTATCTTCTGCAATATTAACATTAAATTCTAACCTCTCAAAATCATAAGGGTTAGAAAATACTATCTTCTCTATTAAATGAAAGTTTTTACCATCGTAAACCTTTATATTACAATATACAATTTCTCCTAATTCTACTTTAAATTTCATAGTTGTTTTATCTTATCTCGGTAAATTACTTTTAGTTCGATTAGCTCAGGAATAGAATACTTCATAGGATTACCTCTTAACTTTTTTAGTTCTGCAAATTTACACAATCCTATTCTATTAGGCAGCCTTTCGGTGTAGTCTAATAATGCTCCATGTCTGTGCTGATTACAATATACACATTGTCCATGAATATTCTCTATGTTAAATCTTAACTCTGGATTACCTCCTGCGCTGTAATAATGTCCTGCATCGTACTTGCCTAGTAATGGAGTGCCACAACTTATACACCCCTTGTCTTTGTCCCTAAGCCTAACGTATTTATTAACTATTACCTGTAACTCTTTAACGTGGTCGCTGTAAGTTTTTAGCTTATCTTTTAAAACTTTCTTTTCTGCTTTCCACTCTTTAGCTTTTACTTTGTTTTTGTATTCGATAATACAGGAAGTTTCTAGGCAAGTCTTTTGGAGAAAGTATCTAACTTCAAATTTATCTTTGCAAACTTTACATCGTGGCATTAAACAAATCTTTAATTGGTAGTAATATTCCTTTAGAAGTATTTGAATCTCCTCCTTTAATATCTTTACTAGTGTTAATATAACTTCTGCAAATAGCTTTTAGTTCACTTGTTTTAATAAGTACTAGCTTTTCATTAGATAAAACAAAGCAATACCAATCCGATTCTGTAGTACTTATACCACTCTTTTTACCTCTTGAGTAATACTCTATAAATATGTTACCTGTTCTATGAGCTTGTAGGTCTGTTTTTACTTCTATCTTCTTACCGCTTAAAATCTTATTAAGATACTTCTCTCCGACCTGACCTACTTTTAAGTCATATTTAAAATCATTGTTATACTTCATCTAACTGGTCTTTAATGTAAGTAATATATTTTTCCATGTACTTATTATAGAACTCTGCAAACTGTATTTTTGTTGGGTCTTCTCCTAGCTTCTGCTTACAAAATACATACAGTACATTTCTTAACCTTTCACTATTTGACTTTCCATTAGGCTTATCTAAAGTTACTTTGTCTATTTGCTTTATTTCGTCAGTAGATAATCCTGTACTTTGTTTGTAGTACATTACTCCTGAGCTATCTAATAGCTTATCTACTTCCATTAGTTCCTGACTAGTCTGTTCGGTTGCAGTTATAAAAGAGATTTTTAAGCTCTTATCTTTTCTGCGAGTTACCCCATCGAGTGTCATCTGTTTTAATAATTTCATTTGTTTTCTTTTAGTTCAATATGTTCTAGTATGTTCTTATTCTTTTGCTCTGTGTAGTTGGCTCTCGTCCTTAGCTTGCTATTCTCTACAGATAATTTATACTTATCATTTTCAAGCTCTTGTACTTTCTTTCTGTAATCATTAACTAAGTCCTCGCTTAATGTAATCCATTCTAAGGCACTTTTAAGCGTGTGTAACGTGTCTTTAGTTGTTTGTGATAGTTGCACACCTTTTAACGCTTCTTCTTTGCTTAGAGGTGTTCTATAAGCTCCACTCTTTTGTAGTACCTTTTCAATTAGAATGTTAAGTTCTAGCTTTGTTGTTAGTTGTTCTAGTGTCATAATTAAAATAGTTTACTTTGTTCTACTTTGTTTTGTGTTATTATTCCTCTAGCTGTGTTTAAAACGTGTAACCCTAACTTTGAATTAACAGCGTTTCTATCTACTAGCTTTTTGTCGTGTGCGTGTTTACCAGTACCTACATACTGCTTCATCATTGTACCTACATCTCCTTTAGGCTGCTCTATTAATGGTATGTTAAAATTACTCCAAAGATAATGCCTGCCTATTTTAGTGGGTTTAATTAATGGTTCGTAATATCCTATAACATTTTCTACACAAAACTTCCCTTTACAAAATTGATTTAAAAATATAATTTCTTGATAAAGTTTCATATCAGGATACCTACTACGCTTTCTTATTTCATTAGTAAAGTAATTTGTTTTGCTATGTGTTTGACAAGGAGGCGAACTCCATATAAAGTCAAACTCTCTATAATGGTCTAGTAGGTATTCGTGAGCATCTCCTACTATTAAATTATCATTAGGGTATAGAGCTTTGTATTGCTCTGCTATTTTTGGTTCAAACTCTACAGGGGTAACTTCTATATCTTTCCATAGTTTTCTATTACCTCCGATACCTGCATATAAGTTTAGCACTTTCATAATTAATTCCTTTTTATTAAAATTATTTCATAATACCAAAAATTAAAACTCACAAAAGCATTCGATATTATTATTGTTGGAATTATTATTTTAGCTGCTACTCTATTTACTTTCATATCTTAAATTCTTCTTCTTCCATGTAACCCTGTAGCCATTCGTCATCTTTTGAAACGGTTGCTTTCTTTGGTTCTATGGTGTGGTTTATGTCAAATGCTTTATTTGGTTTCAAAGGTAGTATTTTTTGTTCTTCTTTTACTTCGTTGTACTTTCCCCTATCTGAATAAACTCTATTGCCTCTGTCATCTAGCATATAATATCTAGACTTATCTAAATCAAAATACAATGTATAAACTCCGTTAGTGCTTACTCCTTTGGGTTTGCTCTTAGCTATTATTAAATGTAGTTCGTTATTTGTATAGGGTACTCCATTCTTAGAGCTTAATCCTAGAGGAGGTCGCCATTGCATAAGCATAGATAATCCTTTTCTAAACCAGACTTGACCTCCTGCTAATTCTCTAGCGTGTGGTGCAGGATAAAAACTAATCCCATCTACTGTGGATTGTGCTTGGTCTCTAACATGGGTTATTATACAGTTATGTCTATTAGTTGTTCTAGCGTTTCTCCTAACCTTTCCTAGTATTCTGCTTAGGTATTTATCTTCTCTACCTAAATCTTCGGGTAGGTACTCCTCGCTTAATTCGTTCCAAGGGTCGATAGTAGTAGTATTAAAAGTAGTGCCTAATTCAGATTCTATATTATCAACTAATTTATAGAAGCCTATAATAGTTAAGTCTTTATCTAATGGGTCTATAACTACAAAATGCTCATCTATAAAACTTTCTGCATATACTCGCTCTACTTCATTCATTGCGTTGAATCCTTTTATAAATCCTTTGCCTATAAATTTATGGCATAGTTCTGAATACACATCTTTAAAGTCTCCAGTCTCAGGAGTGAATATAATATGTTTCCAACTGTGAACACATGATAAGTTTATTAATATCTCTAGCCAAAGTTCTGTTTTACCACTTGCAGGAGCTGCTCCTAAATACGTAGTGCATCCTTCTTTGATTGTTAGTGGCATGTTATTCCAATCCCAACCAATAGACTTCCCTCTTTGCCTACCATTATTTCTAAGGTCTGTTAACTCTTTCTCTACTTCTGATAGTTTTTTATACATTAGTTTACAGGTTGGTTGTTAATACTTGGGTTACTTGGTTGGTCTTTATGTTCTCGCTCTAGCCATTTCTTTGCAGTTAAGTAAAGTGATTTATAAGATTTATTCTTTGCATAGTTTTCTATACTCTCTAAAACATTATCTACTTGTTTCTTTGTGTACTTGTTTCCTAATTTTCTAGCTTCATCAACTGAGATAGATAAATGTTCAAATTCTCTATATACTTTCTTTTCCTTTCCTTTCTCTTTCTTTTGCTTGGCTATAGGCTTAGGGGTAGGCTTAACTATAGGCTTGGGGGTAGGCTTGTTTTCTCCTCCTTTTCTACCTCCTCTAACTAGGTTTAGTCTAGGTTCGCAACTAGGTATGAATAAAAAGGTGTGGTCTTTATCTACTATCAACTCTAATTCACCTAACCTAACCAATATAAGTTCTATCTCATCTTCTGTAGACGCAAACTTTCTAGCCCAAACAATAGGGTTATATTTTATTTTATTATCATTCAGCATAGCTAAATCTATAAGCTCCCTGTATAGTCCTCTTTGCTGTAGTGTTAATTCAAAGACTGCTTCTGAGTTGTTCCAGTCTTTTGGATACCATGTATAACCTAATTTTCCCATAATATTTTTCACAAAAAAACCCTTTAATAGTTTTCGAGGGTGCAACTCTACTAACCATTAAAGGGTTTAAATTATTAATATATGTTTGTAGACCTTTTGCACCTCAGCCTACATATACTATTGTAATATTTTTATTTAGTTGTACAAATATAAGCTATTTTATTTTGTATCCGTTGCTTAAAAATAAATCTATTACCTTCCTAAAAGGGCAAGTCATCTTCTGCTTCAGTTTGTGCCACTTTTTGCGGCGCATCCTCCATAGTGTCCTTTGTGCATCTCCAAGACTGTAGAGTCGTGAAGTATTTACCTTTCCATTCATTTGTGCTAACGTTAAATTGTACCTTTACCTTATCCCCTTCTACGTTATACTTTCTAAATTGTTCTACCTTCTCCTGGCTAAACACTTCAAAAGCATATAGGTTATTATAAGTTTGGTCTGTTGTTACTGTGTAGGTTAGCTTTTGCCAAGGTTGGTTATCCTTGTTTAACCCTTCTACAATTTCTCCTATTTTGGTTAGAGTTCCTTTTATTTCTAAATCCATAATTTATTGTTTTTAATTGTTTGTAAATATAACTATAATTTTCTTAACTCTTTGTGAAATACGTGTCTAGATAATATCTTTTCTACATTGTCTAGCTCCTCCCATTTGTAAACTGGAAGCTCTGTACCGTATCTCATTTCATTACCTGCATACGGTTGCTTAGATTCTGTAAACATTACACCTCTATAGTTTTTCATCTTATAAAGCATTTCATCTACATACTTCTTTTTGTAGTATTGTACGCTTCTTAGATTGTGTCCGTATGCTTTCACTACTTCGTTAACCGTAAAGCCATCGTTAAACTTCTTAAAGCACATAGCCTTAATAGTTGACTTCTTTACTTTTGGCTTGTTATGTTCTATTACTATTTTATTCATTAGTCCAAAGGTATGTTTGTTTATATTCTCTATTTTCTATTAGCACTAGCTTTCTATCGAAGTGGTTCTCTAGCCAAACTCCATGCTTATTATACCAGTCGATTGCTATCTGTTCTGTCATAAAGCCACCACTATAGTTTTCTAATACATCCTTTTGATTATAAACTTTATACTCAAATGGTTTAAAGTTTCTTAGTGTTATATCTTTCATATTTATATATTATAAGATTACAGGAAAAGACTCTGTGTCTTTATTCCATCTTAAAAACTTTACGCTCTTACCTAATCGGTATGCATTCCATCCTTTAATAATTAACGCTATTCTGTCATTCTGTGGTAGTGATGCTTTAGACATTTTATCTTTTATCAATAGCTTTCTTAAAACAAATACAGGGCTTTCCATTCCTAAATCTAATCCTGTACACAACCTTCTCATAAAATCCTCTGCAATATTAACATCTTTCTTAGAAAACAAATACAATAAAGAAGCTATATTCGTTCTAGTTAACACTCCACTAAATGCCATTCTTAGTCTGTCTGCTGTTTTAATGTTCTCTACTATAACCCTATTCTCTTCTAACCATTCCACTATAGATGTATTCGATGTGCTAGACCTTCTGTTACCTGTTCCTGAATAGTTATTACTTTTAAATCTAATTAAAAACTTAGCACATGATGAAATATCTGCGTAGTACATTTCTCCATTCATAGACAATACATCTGCTGCGTTTCTATTCTTACCTGTATCCATTACTTTAAAAGTTTCTTTACTTAGCCCTGTAATAACTAAAAGGTTTTGAGATGTCTTGCTTTTGATAATAGCGTTTAGTCTATGCTGCCCATCTATTAAAGTGTTATCTTCTGAGAATCTAATAGGCTGCCCATCAAATAACCAGTTACCGCTCCTCATTTCATCGGATAAAAACGAAACGTGTTTATCACTTACCTTTCTATTGTTTAAATTTTTCTTTAACATCTCAGTAGCTACTACTGGAGTTATTGTTCTTACTTCTGTTTTCATAATTTATATTTATTTGTTTAGTATTTCTTGTTTGTACTCAATGTAAAACTTTCCGCATTCGATTACTCGCTCCATTATCTGCTGCTCCTTTTCTGCATCCCTTTCAAATCCTATCTTAGTAACTCTTAGAGTAGCATCCCACTTGTCTACTTTGTGAATGTCTAAGTTATCCCAATCCTTTAGTAAGTAGTCAGGAGTGTTTACCATACAGTACGCTAGTTCTGCTTTCGGCTTATCGTAAAGCCACATATAACCTCTTAGCTGCCATTCGTATCCTGTCTTAACTGCGTCTATATCCTCAGGAGATGCGGGGAACGTTTCTAAAGACCAACTTGTCTTAATGTCGATTATCTTATCCTCTGCGTTTATATCACACTCGCCTGTTATAAACTCATTAGAGAGCCGTTCTGTATTCTTTAGGTACAAAGTATTGTGAACTTCATTGTAAAGGTCTATAGAAGTATCTTCCATATCTATCCCTTTGGTTAAATACTTAGAGTCTATTGTAGACCGATACATAAACAACTCCTCTTTTACAAGTTCTTTAATATAGGTCTTGCATCCTGCTGACAATGTTTCTTTTTTGCTCCTAGGGTTTGTCATAATCTTTCCTAGTGCGCTGCATCTTATTTTCATAGTTATTTATTTTTAGTGTAAAAGTTTTCTAATTCAAACTTATGGCTTTTCTCCATTAGTTCTATTCGCTCATCCATAGCATCTAGTATTCTTTTATAGGTGTCTATAGTGCTTTCTAAGACAATGATTCTTTTGTCTGCTGTTTCTAATTCAGTTCTTAATATCGCTTCCATCTTACTTAGCTTTTAATTCGTTATACTTTACAATCTGAATATTTGTACAGATGTACTTATCTTTCAAATCTTTTGCATCTGTTCCTTTTAACTTCTCTGCTACTGCATCTTTAGCTGTAAAAGTTTTCTTACCTACTAGCTTAGGCTCTTGAGTTCCGCAAGCATCTACATCTTTATCTGTGATTAAACCTAGAATCGTAGAAAGGCTAGCGACGTAAATAAGTTATTCCACTTCCCAAAGTCTGGAAGTCATTCATTCCTTTTAAAGTTACCTCAGGTATTGCAGAACTACTTTGTATTTGCTCTCCTGACTCTACATGAAATACTGTAGTAACTAGATTTCTATTGTCTAGGTTTTGGTAGAATCCTAAACCATGTTTATTGAGTAGTGGTTTAATAACTTTGAATATTGAGTTAAGGTTTGAGTAGGTATAGTTGAATCCTTTAGTCTCTTCGTGGATAGTTGGTACTTCATTCTGAAATGCCGATAACGCTTTTAGTAAGTTCTTCATTTGTTTAAGTTTTTATGTTTATTAATTTCTTTTTGTTCTTTAGCTTCGCGCTCTGTTGCGTGGTGTGAAATGTCTTTAGTAGTGTAAGTTCCATTATTCCAGTAGTCAGTAGTAAATACTTCCCATAGGTCTTTCTGTACTTTCTGCATCTCGCAAAGTGAATGAGTTAGTTTGTGTTTCATTAGTTAAATTTTATTTGTTTAGCCATTAATAAAGCTCCTACCAATATGTAAGAATACTCGTGTCCTTCTCGTTTGTATTTATCTTTGAATGTTTTAATCATAGATTCAATAGATTCACATTGAGACTCTGTTTTTAGTGTTGCAATACTTTTGCAAATTTTGTTAAATGATGTTTCCATAGCTTTAAAGTTTTTATTTATTAATTATTCTTGCTGCTGTTCCTGTGTTTAGTAGTCTATTAGGCTCGGATAATTTACCGTTTTTTAACAATGTGTCTAGCTGATTATATGTAAGTGTAAATGATGTCATATTATTAGACTTATCATTCTTGTCTATATATACGATACATTCATTTGACGAATTACTTTTAATAGTATTAATGACTCCGTACATACTACCTCCCATGTCGTAATGCCAACCAAGTGCAGAGATTGTTTTTCCAATGAAAGCCTTATATTCATTATCAACTTTCAACACATTTACTTTATTTATCTCTTGCTGTACTCTATTTCTCTCGTCTATTTCTCTCAGTCTTTCTGCCTTCTCTCTATCTATCTTCTCTTGGTGCGCTCTCTGTCTCTCTACCATTATAGACTTGTCAACAAAGTTAATTCTTTGTAGTAGTACTTGCTCTGTGCCTCTATAACTATCTACCTTAATAGTTGCCTTTATTTTGTAAAATGTATCTGCATAAAATTTAATTGGGGAAGAACCTTTATAGAAGAATGTTTGCCCATCTTCGCTGATGTATTCTATTAAATACCATTCTCCATATTGACTATCAAAAGTTGCTTTTGAAACCTCTTTAATGCTTATTTCTACTTTTTGCTTCGATTCGTAATTCATAGTGTTAAAGTTTTCAACAATATTAAATATAAGTTTTCGAATAAAAAAATTTTAAAGTACTTTTTTTTAATTAGGCACAAAAAAAGGAGTAACAAATTAATGCTACTCCTCCAAACTAAACTAAACTACGAAAGGACAAATATAATACTTTTATTTTAATTGTTATTCTTTATGTGTATTTCATTTGCTCTATTTAATAGGTAGTTGTCTACCTCGATATCTGCCTGAGAGTACATTCTAAGCATCTCCTCAAAGCTATACGTTATGTCATCTATATTATGTATAGGGAACTCTGTAGAGTATTCTGTATTTTCATCTGATAGCTCTATGTATATCATTAAGCTACTTAAAATAATGAGTTAGTCTAGCTATCTGTCCGTTCTCTTTGTGGTGTATAAATCCCTCGATTGCTTGTTTAGAAGTATATCCATTTTTATTATGCCAACTATCCGCAGGGCTTGGACTTCGTAAACTTTCTACTGTTACACCGATGTAATCCTTTGCTACTTTGTGGTGTACATGGTGAGTATAAACATACCTGTAATCTGTTTCGCTCCATAAGATAGGTCTTTCTGTAGCCATTAATAATGGTAGGTCTTGGTTCTTTGCTCCATCTCCATGAGTAGTACCTATTAAGTTCTTATGGTATTTAAAGTATTTCCTATGTGCTATACTACAATCAAAAGTTATATTCTTTGAATGTCTAAAATGTGTTTTAATTACATCCGCTAAAAAGAATCCAGTCATATAATCGTGGTTACTAGGATTGAATGTAAAGTGAACGTCTGCGATTTGTATTAGTTGCTCAATAACCTCAACGTATAACCTCTTAGCATTTAAAAAGTTTTCATACCACATTCCATCTTGGTCTTGGTGCGTTCCTGCTGTAGTTTGTGATTTAGTATTATCGGTGTGGAGTATATCGTTCCCTGCAATAAAATTAATCATGTCAATATTAAAACCGCTAGACTTATCTAATATCCCTTGTACTCCCTCCTTTACTTGTTTAACTGCTATCTGACTATTATAATCTTTGCCAGTTTCTAATATAGAGCAAAGTTTACCTACGTGAATGTCGGCTGGGTCTAATACTAATAAATGCCCATCGTTTGACTTAGTTCTTTTTATAGTTGGATAGTTAGGAGAAAACTCTTTAAGTTCTTTTATTAAGCTCTTAGCAAACTTATTCTTTTCTTCTGTCTTAAAGTTTGGGTTTTTAAAGAATAGACTAGACTTATCTGTTTTAAGCCATCCATGTTTTACATCGTCAGGATTAATCCCTGCTGCTATGCTTTCCTCTTTTATCCTTCTGTACTTTTGGATAAGGTCGAACTCGTCATCTTTTAGCCTTAGTCTTTTGCCGTTTCTATGCTGCATAATCTAGTTTTAAAGTTTCGTAAATATACTAAATTCTATCTTACATAATTTTTTCTAAGAATTACAAAGAATAAAGCAGCTAATAAGACAATTAGAATAATGTTAAATCTGTTATCTTTTTCAATTACTCTTATCTTATCTACTGGAACTAACACCTCTCTTATTATAGTATCCCCTTTACATTCTACCTCGTGGTATATCTCCTGCCTGAGAGTGTCGTAAAAATACTTTAGATATACTTTGTCATTATTAAATATAACTACGCTGTCGTGTCTTGTAAACGTGTTTAAAGTGTCTATTCTATAGTTATCTATTACTACAGTATCTATAACTCTAATAGTATCTTTAATTACTAAGCCATGTTTATAAGCGTAATTCTCTGCTCTCTTTACTTTTCTATTAAGTCTATTTTGTGGAGAGCAGGATACTAAGAATATTAATATAAGGAATAATCCTTTCACTTTCTTAACTTAGCTACTGCATCTACAACCGCTTGACCTCCTATATAAAGTACAGCTACGTTTACCCATTCGGCAGATTGTATCATTCCAAAACCTACAAAGAAACTAGCAACTATAAAAACGCTCAATTTCTTACTTACAAAATATCCTAAAAACTTATCTATCCTTCCTTTCATAATTAACTTATTTGAAAATGTGCGCCATCTTTTTTCCAAAGGTCGTAACCCCAACTCAATATTACTCCATGACTTGCAGCTACCTTTATTAAATGTCTTGCAATAGGTTCTAAGTATTCCATATCCCAGGATGCTCCACCATTTACATAAGCATAAACATCAAATGCGTTTGAGGTCATATGATAGCTTTTAAGAGTCCAAGTAATACGGCTTTTGTCAGGTCTGCCTTCTACGTTAGTAATTCCTTTGTCTATTAACTCCGCAGTAGTACGACCTCTAGCGTATAGTTCTGCCTGCCTTTGGTAAGTTCTAAAGCCTCCATCTCTAGGGATACCAAAGTCATAAGGGCTATCTGTAATACCTTCCTTTAAAATGGTTATTAATACAGGGTTAATGTCCTCAATACGTCCTAAACTTCTTTTACTGAATCTGTACATTATATCTTTAGTTCGTGAATAGCTGTTATTATCCTTAGCTCCATTGCTTGAATCTTTCCAGTTATATCTGCTATAGAAGTGTCTGATTTATCTCTGTTTTCTTTTACCTCATCTTTTAAAGAGTCTAGCCTTCTATGAAGTATTTTATTACTATCCTCTGAAGTCTTAGCTCTTTGACTAAGTAGACTAACAGCTCCTTTTATTTTAAACCAAAAAGCAAAAGCTCCTCCTGCTGCACACCCTATACTAATTAAAGCATTTAATCCAAATGTAATCCCTTCTGCCTCCATTCTATCTATGTTTATTTTTTAACTATTATTTCTTCGCTCCATTCAGAAGTAGCCATTAATTCTGATATTGCGTGATGGTCGTATGTGCCTACTGGTATTACTTTACCATTCTCTATAAATGTAGGCTCGTAGCCCTCTTCCCACTTAATTACAAATTGAGTTTCATCTATTGACTTCCTCATAGTCTCGTTAGATGTTTCTCCTATTTCGCTAAAGTTTATTAACTCTAAATCTGTAGTATTAATAGTTGCGTATGTTCTAGTATTATGCATAGTCCTTTAAGGTGTATCTGTTACAATGTCTGCGGCATCCATATTAATCATCGTTCCGTTGTTCCCACCACTCCCTAAATCTGTGATAGTTGGGTATGTGTCATTATCTCCATTTCTCCACCAACCATAAGGAGATAAAGAAGTTAAGTCTGTTGGTGTACCACCATTGTATAAGCCTGTTATTTGGGTAGGGCTTTTAACACTTTGAAAATATGAACATTCATCCACGTTTCCAGAGTAAAAATAATTTAACCCGTTCCAACCTTGCTCAACAAAGAATGAATTATTTGTTACTGGAAAAGTTACAGTTACTTCATTTACTGAATCTACATAAGCCTTTGTTTCTTTAGTTGTGTAGTTATGGGTAAAAGCTATATGATGCCAATTTCCGTCATTTATTTGAGTAGTCCCCATTGTGTTGAAACACCTAACTCTTAAAATAGTAGGAGTAGATATAATAGAACTAAGCCGACCTAAAGTATAACCACCTCCACTAAGAGAAGCCCTACCGCCAAATGCAGTTGCAGAACCAAAAGAAGCTACCACCATTGTAGTTTTCATCCAAAATGAAAAGGTTACATCGTTAGTACCAGTATTTATACCACTACTCACTTTATCATCTGTACCATCAAATAGTAGGCTCTTTGTATTAACGAAAGGCGCACCACCTCCAGCACCTAGTACTAGACCGCTTGTATATCTGTAACCGTATCCGTACATAATTACTTATTTTAAGATTGCTACTACACTTCCACTAGTTAAAGTTATTGCGCTAAAGTAATCGCCACTTTGCGGAGTAATTAGTATCCCTCCCTTTACTGCTGTAGCAGGTGTAGAAATATAATTAGCTTTAACATCTGTAGCTGTGTCTCCGTTTACTTCTATTCTTGCAATTACTGTATCCTCTGCTACGTAATAAGAGTCTGCATTTACTACATTCACTACAGCATCGTTTACTACGATTACTCCATTTTGTGCTATTAATTCTCCTGAGTTTGTCATTTTATTTATTTATTATATTTGTGGTATTTGGCACTCGTTATATGCTAGTGGTTGTTTAAAAGATAAACTCATAGTCCACCCTGTTAATGTGTCATCAAATCGTTCTGTAAAGCTCGTTATACTACCTGTCTTTTCTAGGCTTACAAACTTCCAATTATCTAAATATAGTTTATCAAAATAAGCTAGTACATCTAAAAGAATAAGTAGAGTGTCGCTCTTTACTTCTGTTTCAACCGTTCCCTCGTTTGCTTTATCCATTACTAGAACATTGAATGAGTTAGTTATAAAGCCATTTCCTACACTTACAGGGCTGTCTTGTACAAATAGCAAAGGGTAGTTATAATCCTTTAGTAGAGAGTCATGCTGTACTACTTCCCAAAGGTCGCCTGTGCCAAACTCATTTATTTGCCTGTGAGCTGTTGCGAAGTTTTGAAACTCTTCTATTATTTGGTTGTACGTTATTTTCATTTACAAATTTGATTAACTTTTTGTCTACTATACTAAACTTCTTTACTTTGTTTTTACTCATATTTTAATCGCAGCAATCTCTTAAATAATCAAAGCCTCCTCTGCTCTTTCCACCTCCTAAATATAAACCACCAGTAAAAGCAGAGTTACTAGGGAAGATGTCGTCTGCATCTGAATTACTAGTATACAAAGGAAACAGACTAGAGTTAGCAGATAAGTAGTTAATTGTATCTTCTGCAAACATCTCTGCCTTATCTCTCCATCTATTAAGTAAATGTGTTAAGTCATCAAAAGAAGTTACTTGGCTATTCTCTGAGTTCTGCTGTACTACTCCTTTATTCCTGTACTTGTAAGCTAGTATCGGAGTCATCTCAAATACTAAGTATTTAAGTAAACAAGGTGCTATGTATGTGTTAACTAATATAAGGTCGTTTCCTGCAAGCGTTCCTGCTGCTGCTTTGGCTATAATGTCATCGAATAAGTCAGTACCTAGAATAACTTTAATATACTCCCTTTGAGCTGTCCACAAAGCATCTACCATAAGACGTTCATCTACATTGTCATCTAGTATAGAATTATCCTTTACATAATCCATGTCTATTAATAAAGTTCTAGCCATTGTTTCTATCTTTTACTTCTCTTCTAATGTTCTTTGCTCTTCGAGAGTGTGGTCTTAATATCACAAACTCAATATCTTCTTTTGTTTCTTCTGCAAATTTTACAGCCAACTCTTTCTTTAATTTTAATCTTTGGTAACTACTTAGCATTTTTCTTTAGTTTGACAGTACGTGAAACCCAAATATGACGACAAAAGTTAGTCCTAGTCTTAGTGTTAGGATTAGTATACCAACCTCCACGATGTGCAAATGCTCCACTACCTTGTCTATTGTTCATTACTACAATGTCTTTCAACTCGTAGCTTCTATCTGCATTCATTAAGTTTATACAGAAGTCTCTACTGCGTCCTCTTAAAGCAGGAGCGTTAGGTCGTAAAGCGTATTTATAAACTGTGATTAGTTCCGTTACTTCCCTTTCTTCTTTACCTTCGTCTGTTACCTCTTTAACGTTGTCTGTAGACTTTAAAAGTTTGTTTCGAATTAGTCTATTGATTCTCGCTTGAACTTCTTTAGGAGTCTCTCCTACTATTTCTGCAATCTCAGGAACGGTTACTTTTGGATTAGCTTCTATTACATCCATTATCTGCGAGTCGATTGTAGATATATCTGCGAAGTCAAACGGGTTATAATCTAAGAACTTCTCTTCTATTACTTCTAGTTCATCCTCAGCATAACCGAAGTCCTCTAAGTTAAATTCTAAGTCCTCGCTAAACACTTGCTCAGTTGCTTTTTGTAGTGGCTTATCTAAAGG